GCTTGTTGATGAAGGGTACATTCTTCCTCCAAAAGTGGTTGTTAAAGAACTGCCCATCGTCAAGGGAAGAAAGGTTATGTATGCTGAGGATGGAGACAACCTCATCGAAACCCTTGATGATAACAACATCGACAAGACTTTGATCTGTGCTCGTTCTACGAAGCAAATCATGGGTCTTATCTCACAATCAGACTTTTGCCTACAACTCAAGGAGCGCGGATACTCCTGGATGATGATCACATCCAAGACAGGTGCAATCATCGACGGCAAGAAAGTCAATCGTGACCAATTCTTTGATACTCTGAATACTTGGGGCAAGGAAGATGGCAAGAAGTTTGTTGTCATCCATCATAGCATTCTGTCTGAGGGTATCAACGTCAGTGGACTTGAGGCTGTCATTTTTATGCGGAACATGGACTACATTGGTATCAGTCAGTCTATCGGTCGTGTGATCCGTCTGGGTAGCACTGAGAAGACATTTGGTTTAGTCTGCATCCCAACTTATGACAGAGTTGGTATCAGCACTGCCAAGAAAGTGCAGGCAGTTGTTGATGTCGTGTTCAATCAAGGTCAACCTGCAATTTCTGAGATCAGAAAATGAATTACACTAAAGCACAACTAATTGATGCACTATGTGCAGAATGGGACTATCTCTGCCATGATGATTTTGACCCAGAAAATGATCAAACCACTGAAGAATATAGGGAGGACTTGATTGAAATGACAGTAGAAGAATTGATTGAAGAAACTAGCACGGGTGAAGGTTATACTTTAGATGAATGGATGGAAAACTGGGGATAATGTGCTATAATGTCATTAAAACTGCAATCTATGGAAGAGATCAACACAGTACAGAAGTTTGGTGAAGTTTTCACACCTCAACATGTTGTTAACAAACTTCTGGTTAACGTTGATTATTCTAACCCAGAACTAAAGTTCTGTGAACCATCATTTGGTGATGGTAGGATTTTACTTGAACTGAAAAATAAACTGTTAGATTATCACAGTGAAGAGCACATTATCACAAACATGCTCTATGGTGTAGAGATACAAGAGACATGGTTTATTGCTGCTGTTAAGTTAATCAATCCCAATGGGTATGAGCACAATTTAGTGTGTGCATCTGCTCTAAATTTTGAAGGATTGTTCAACCCATTAAAAGAATGGGTGGGACTATTTGATTATGTGATTGGCAATCCTCCATACAATCGTAACATTCTAAAGAAGCAAGATGTTACTTCTATATTCTGGGAACCGTCTGGTTATACAACAAAACTAGCATATTGTTGCTTTGTTGTTCTTGCTGAGTATATTCTGAAACCTGATGGACAGATTCGATATGTAATGCCTTGTTCGTTTACACATAACGAGAACACTGAACAGTTCCGTGAATTTTGTAAGGACAAACTAAACATCAAAAGCATGGAAATCCTACCAAATGATGTGTTTGATGGTATTATGATCAGAACCTGCGTTTTTATTGCAGCGAAGGGGTCACAGCATGATGACATACAACTAAAACGCCTGTGGAATGGCAAAGTATATCAAACCACCACATTTTACAATGAACACAATGAGATCCCATTGTTCCTGGGTGATGTAAGCAAATCAATCTATCAGAAAGTGATGCAAAACAAAAACGTTTTGACTGCATACAAAGGATGGAATGGTGTTGACAGTTATGCTAAACATAGCAGCAAAGATCCTTTGAGGTATGAATATCCTTATGTTGATGGATTGAAGAAAGAACCCATCATCTGCTCCACCAAATACCCAGACAAAGTGAAAGCTAAGGTCAATAAAAAGAAGAACAATGTTGGTGTTTATGACAGATTTCATCTGAAGAAGTTACTTATCAATGAGGTGATGTTTAACTCTTTTGAGATTAATAATCACATCAAATACTTTATCAAGGACGAAAATGGAGAGTATGGAGCATCACCAAAGCACACTGTAATTGCAATGGAAGATGTAAACATGGATGAGTATATTGACGACCTTCGTTCACCCATTGCTCAACTGTTATTGACTATAATGAAAGACTATAATCACAACGATTCAAAGTTGTTTCGATACCTTCCATATGGTATCTCAAAAACACAACTAACAGAGGAAGAACAATCATTTGTAGATCTTTTCAGTGAGACACCAGTTGATAAGATTTACTCACTGCAAAGTGCTTGCTAATAATGTTACTCACCTCTAAACTGTCCCTATGATACAAGGCACCAACGACATGCTGACTGCAATCAACCTGAGCAACATCAACTTGGAAGATGTACTTGAAGAGAATACTGAGCGTCTGGCAGCACGCGAGGCAGAGAATAACAAATGGTTGAACGAAGATGGCACACCTAAGAAGAATCACGTTTGGAAATATGCTAGCAAGACTCCGCAAGGTGATGCGGGTGAGAGTGTTGTTGCTACCACTATTCTGCTGATTCTGAGTGAAGTCTACGGAGACGAAGTTCAGTCGCGTGTTATCAACAAAGGTAAGGGAGAATATGACATTTTGGTGACATTGCCCGATGAACGTGACTATAAGATCGAGGTGAAGACTGCCACCGAAGATGTCAATGGTTCTCATCAATTCAATGGACTTCGTAAGGATGTAGATTATGATTTTGCTTTCCTATTTGCTGTTGCTCCTGAGAAGTTTTTCTTTGAAGTTGCATCGCATGAATATCTGTGCGAGACGATGACAACTAACATGAGCAAAGAGGTCATTGGTTCTTACAAATACACTGTAGCACAAAAGAACTTGACTGACTTCAATGTCAATGCAATCTATGAAATGCTCTGCAAAGTTGGTGTGATTAGTTGACATGAAAATTACACAGCAAAAGAATGACATATTAGACCCTAAACCTGTAGAGCAAGGGTTTATTGTGGGCAAATATAATGATCCTATGATGTATGCTGCTGTACCTATTGCAAGCAGTAGTACAAAGCTAGCAATCGTACATCAGGCAAATGTTCTCAAAGTTTGCCGCAATCGTCAATCCGCAATGAACTTTATTGAACGACATCGTAAGGGTAAATCAGTAGCAAAACTTCCATTGAAATAATCTTACTCACCTCTAAAGTGTCCCTGTAGTGTAAGCACGGATTCAATGCCAAATTCTTTCTGGTCTTTCGCTCAAGAAATTGAAGACTTCAAGGATTTTCCTTGCATTGACCACATGTATCTTAAAAATGGTTACAAAAAAGATGATTTGAAATCTGGTTTTTCTTATTTTGTCTATATTATTGGTGAGAAGAAAGATGGCGAATGGACTGGAAAGGTAAAGATCGGCATATCAGAAGATGTTAGAAAACGTATTAAAGCAATTCAAAGTTGCTGTCCTACTGAACTTCAAATTTTTGGAACATTTCAGGTAAAAGATAAAAAAACAGCACAGAGATTTGAATTAAGATTGCATAAACGCTTCAAAAAATATCACATTCATGGGGAGTGGTTTGATCTTGTCGATGAAGAAATTTGGCATCAAGGCGAACCTTTCGCCATGTCATTTGTACCGGAAGGAAAGAAGAGAAGTGTTGTAATTAAATTTACGTCAGTGCAATTTACCAAAGAAATGTGTGCACAGAAGAGAATAAAAATGATTCAAAAAGAATTTACACTTATGAATAGTGATCGCGCACCGAAAGATTTGAAACTAATGTATGCACATCTTGATTGAAATAATCTTACTCACCACTAAACTGTCCTTATAGTATGAAGAACACTCACATTGAACACCCTGAAGACACCATTCTGACTGGTGATCTTTCTGTGCTTGATTGGTTCACTGGTGATAGTTACCTTTCGACCAAGATTGATGGCGCTCCTGCTATTGTTTGGGGCACAAATCCTGCGACTGGTAATTTCTTCGTTGGCACCAAAAGTGTGTTCAACAAAGTAAAGATCAAGATCAATGAATCACATGCTGACATTGATGCTAACCATACGGGCAACGTTGCAACAATTCTCCATAAGTGCTTTGACTATCTTCCACAAAACGGAGGTATCTTTCAGGGGGACTTCATCGGATTTGGTGGCACTGATGAATACACACCAAACACAATCACATATCAGTTCGATGACATTGTAGAAGAGGAAATAATTGTTGCACCCCATACTTATTACACAGCAGAGAGTGACTTAAGGGATGCAGTTGCACACCCAATGAAGTTCATCATCACAAACACATCTTACTGTAAGTTTGTGAAGCCCAAGGCAGAGATCTGTCCTCACCGCGATGACATCGAAGACGTTTGCAAGTTTGCGCGGCAAATGTCAACGCTCTGTACTTTCGTGAATGAGAAGCAATCCAAAGAACTGAAGAAAGTCATCAATTCTTATATCCGCATGGACAATCCCGTGAATGAACACGAGATTGCAGAAAACTATGATGTTGACATCAACCTGCTGCGATTGTGGAAACTCGTGTATTCGATTAAGATGGACCTTTTCTTCTACATTAGCACAGAAGATGTGGTTGATTGTTACATCGGTGGTGATCAAGTGCAGCACGAAGGTTATGTCATGCACAATGACTTTGGTTCCTACAAAGTTGTTGATCGTACCATATTCAGTCGGTTGAACTTCACCGTTGTCAAAAGTTGGTAATGTAAATGTTACTCACCTCTAAACTGTCCCTATAGTATGAACAACACTGAAACCATGGCAACTGAAACCTTTGCTGACTTCGTTGCCACTCAAGATGCACGGAATACCAACCAACTCAACATCACTAAGTATTCTTTGATGCTGTGTGATGCTCTCCAGCAAAACTATCAGAGACAGCATCCAACTGGTCGTAACTATTCTTATGCACTAATCTCTGGTCGTAAGTATCACAAACTGATGCAATGTGTAGATGGTCAGACTGAATCAGTTCATGCCTTCATTGATAAGAAAACTGGTGAAGTTTACAAAGCAGCATCATACAAATCACCTGCAAAAGGTGTTCGTTTTGATCTGCGATTGATTGAGCAACGTGAATGGTTGCTGGAAAATGCAGATTGGGCAGGAGGATATTTGTACCTGTGAACGATTTCTTCCCTGATTTACAACAACAACTAGACAAACTTACTGTCATTCATTATGATCACATCCAAGAAAATGATGCTCGAAGTGATGAAGAATTGCGACCGGGCAGATACTCTCACAAGAGAGGAAAAGTTTCAAATCTTTATCAACGTGTGCGATAACATGTTGAATGAAGGTAGAATGGCCAAGGCAACTCACAAACGTTTCACACACATTTTTTGATCATGAAATAGGAAGTTAAGTTGTATGTTGGCGGTAAAGTTTTCACCGAAACTGTTCATGCCGTCAATAATGAAGATGCAAAGGAAACAGCACTGGCACGTAATCCTAAGGCAACGGTGATAGGTGTCAACCCTACATTCAAAGAGTAAATGTTACTCACCTCTAAAGTGTCTCTATAGTGTAAGCACCATTCTTTTCTTCTCTATGTTCATGCACAAACTACCAAACGGAAATGTTATTATGCACGAAGGATTGCCTCGTGAACTTGCTATCAAACGTATGGAAGATGAGCAACGTTGGGCACAAGAACATCGTGAGGAATTGAAAGTCAGTTCTCAACAGTTATTCGACGACATGTTCGGAGGTTGATTAAATGAATTACACTCTCAAGCAACTTCAAGACCGTGTATCAAGTATGATCAAGGAATTAGGAGAAGATGCAGAATGTGCCGCATGGATTTATACCAAGGAAGATTGTCATATGAAGGATGAAAATGGTGAGATTGATTATGATAACAACATAGAAGATCCTGAGTTGGTTAGACGTATTTTTAATGATGTAGGCAACATTGATTACATCTATCAGGTGATTCAAGAGAGTGTGGATGAAGTCGTAGAAGAGCAATGGATGGCATATCAACACGAGTTAGTCTGATGTAAATGTTACTCACCTCTAAAGTGTCTCTATAGTGTAAGCACCGTTCAATTCTTTCTTTCTAACATGCAACTCTCAAATTCCGTCTGTATTGTTGATTTCTTCCCTGAGGCATTCATTGCTGAGGCTGATGATATCAAAGGCATGAAAGTCGTTGTCAAACGTTTTGTCAAGTGTGTCACCTTTTGTGCTAATGGACAAAAATCTTATTCCACAGTAACAGCACTTACCGCACGAAATGAGTGGGCAGAGCGTATTGCTGGAGGTGCTGAGGTTACTGACTATCACACCGAAAAGTGTCCTGCTGATGTATATCGTCCAATGGCATGTGTGGGGTGATTTATGTCACTTATTAAACAACATCTTTACAAACAAATGTCTTACAACTCTTTCTCTCTCACCCCAGATATTATTGAAAATTGGGATGATATCATGGGACAAATGGTTGCCTTTGTAAATGATACAAATGCCGATGTAGATATGGCATATGATTGGGTATGTGAAATGATGAATATTGTCTCCTTTGTTGATAATAAGATTGCATGGGATAGTTTCTATAATACCTGGGAAAGTTGCGACAATCGCAATGATCTTAATACCTTTCAGATTGTTTGATGTAAATGTTACTCACCAGTAAAGTGTCCTTATAGTGTAGGCGCTCCCCACCTCACACCAAACTAACACAAACCAAACATGCGTAAGATCGAAAAGCAAATGAATGACGCCATTGCTAACAACAAAGATTGGCAATCCGATAATACTTCTGTTCACTACAATGAAGAGAATGGTGTTTCTGTTGTTCGTCTTCATGGCAATAAGATCGCTGAGGTTGGTGACAACTATCTTCAAATCTTTGATGGTGGTTGGCAATCAGTTACAACCAAAAGTCGTCTTAATGCGCTTATCAATCGGTTCTGTGATTCACTGACTGATGGTGTCTTTCAGAAGGATTATCAATGGTTTATTAATGACAACAAAGTTACCCGAGATTGGGAGCAAGGTTACATCTTTGCCTGATCCTTTGTTAACACAAACCAATGCGTATTATTCTCTCTTCTCTTGTTATTATCATAGGTGCAAATCTTCTGATAAATCTACTTGACTCCAACCTAGTAGATATGATGCAAGAGAGAAAAAACACCATCGAAAGGTTATACCAAGACTCCTAGTTTAGGGGTCTTTTTTATAGAGATAGCAAAGAACGGTTACTAACACTAATTAGTATAAATTGATACAAAAAGCATTAAAAAATCAATTAAAAATGATATTATAAATATGTTTTCGTTTTTTATGGTAAGAGTAACTTAGTGGTATATCTGTAGTATCTGTGGAGTATCTGTGGAGTATATTTGTGTGTGATTAAATGTGCTCAGGTCACCGTGATTACGTTCTGATAAATGTGTCTAGGTCTTGTGATCTTAGCGAGCAGTCTAACACGAACGCCGCAAAATGTCAACGACCCGCTCATAAGTTTTTTGAGGGATTGACAGTCAAAAACTATCAGTAATCCTTATAAATATGGGCAGGCAGATTGACAATATTTCTCCTAGATTCTATAATAGTACAGTAACACTTACGGACCTCCAATCATGTCAGTCACGTATCAACAAGCACAGAAGCAGCGTTATCGTATTACGTTGGAATTGGAGACCTTAGAAGACTTTAATCCTCACAATATTAACTGGGAGGAGTTATTTGAATTGGAAGGATCAGAGAAGGTTATCGATAGTTACGTGGAGGATCTAAGTGCCCCGTCGCGGTGGTAAAGTGTGTGGATATTAATGTTACTCACCTCTAAAGTGTCCCTATAGTGTAAGCATGACTCGAACCTCTATGACCGCAACCTTTCAGACAAATCTCACTGATACCACGTATAACGGTTGGACGAATTATGAGACCTGGAATGTTGCACTCTGGATTGGTAATGATGAGGGTTTGTATCAACTAGCAGGTGCCGCAGGTAACTACGAAGAATTTGTAGATGCACTCGAAGGGTGTGATCTCAATGACTTATCGACCCCTGACGGTGTTAACTACAGAGACCCTAAAGTGAACACCGTTGAGATCAATTCTGATTGTTACTTCGGTGTCTGATACTTAGTGAGGGGCAGTTGTTGACACTCTGCCCCGTATATGGTA